CCAGATGTTATTACAGGTTGGAATACTAAATTTTTTGACTTACCTTATTTAATGAATAGGATAAAATTACTTGTAGGTTCTAAAGTTGCAAATCGTATGTCACCTTGGAATTTAATAACTAGTGAACAAATTATTATACGAGGTAGACCTAATACATATTATACTTTGTATGGTATTGCTATGCTAGATTATCTTGACTTGTATAAATGGTTTATACCAACAAGACAAGAAAGTTATAGATTAGGTTTTATAGGTGAAGTTGAATTAGGTGAAACTAAACGTGAAAATCCATATGGCATTTTTAAAGATTTTTATACAAAAGATTTTCAAAAATTTGTAGAATATAATATACAAGACGTAGAAATTGTTGACGCATTAGAAGATAAATTAGGTTTAATTGATTTATCATTAACGTTTGCATATGAAACTAAAGTAAATTATAACGATATTTTTTCACAGGTTAGAGTTTGGGATACATTAATCGCAAACCATTTGATGAAAAAAAATATTTGTATACCTCCTAGGGAAGAACATTCCAAGGATACAAAGTATGAAGGCGCTTATGTAAAAGAGCCGAAACTTGGTATGCAAAAATGGGTGGTGTCTTTTGATATCAACTCTCTTTATCCACATATTATTGTACAATATAATATTTCTCCCGAAAAGATATTAGGTGTTAATTCATCTGGTGTTTCTGTGAATAAAATGTTGAGTAAGAAGACACCCCTAGAGTTTTTGAAAGATAAAGACGCTTGTATTGTACCAAATGGTGCAATGTTTAAAAGAGATAGTCAAGGATTCTTACCTGAAATGGTAGAGAAGATATATAAAGACCGTATTGTTTATAAAAATCGTGAGTTGAAAGCGAAAAAACTATATCAAAAAGAACCAACGAAAGAATTATCAAAAGAAATTGCAAGGTGTCACAACATACAATGGGCAAGAAAGATTGCATTGAATAGTTGTTATGGCGCAATTGGTAATCAGTATTTTAGATATTATGATGTAAGACAGGCAAGTGGTATTACAACAGCAGGACAATTTATTATTAGATTTATTGAAAATAAAGTAAATGATTATTTAAATAAGATATTAAAAACTGAAAATACAGATTATGTTATAGCGTCTGATACAGATTCTATTTACGTATGTTTAGAACCATTAGTAAAACAAGTATGTAATGGCAAGTCAGATGATGAAGTATGTGATTTTCTTGCTAAGGTATGTGATAACAAATTAGAACCTTTTATTGCAAAACAATTTAAAGAGTTATCAGATTATACTAACGCATTTAAGAACGCAATGGTTATGGCACGTGAAGTGATTGCGAATAAAGGTATATGGGTTGCTAAGAAAAGATATATGTTAAATGTTTTAGATGAGGAAGGTGTTAGACTTTCTAATCCTAAATTAAAAATTATGGGTATAGAGGCAATTAAATCTTCAACTCCACAAGTGTGTCGTGGTAAAATTAAAGAGGCAATTAAAATTATAATGTCAAAACAAGAATCAGATTTACATACTTTCATTGCAGATTTCAAAAAAGAATTTATGAATATGTCTGCTGAGCAGATATCATTTCCAAGGTCTTGTAATAATTTGAGAAAATATGGCAGTAGTAAAGATGTGTTTATCAAAGGTACACCAATACACGTTAAAGGTGCGTTGATTTATAATCACCAAATAAAAGAATTTCAATTACAAAATAAGTATCCTTATATACAAGAAGGAGATAAGATTAAATTTATTAAATTGTTAGAGGCAAATCCATTTAAGTTTGATGTGATTAGTTATGTAACACAATTACCAAAAGAGTTTAATCTACAGAAATATATTGATTATGAAATACAATTTGAGAAAACTTTCCTAGACCCTATGAGATTTATATTAAACTCAATAGGTTGGGAACACGAAAAGAGAGCAAATCTGGAGGCATTTTTCGGATGAACAATTTTATAATGTTTTTTGCTGTATTGTTTGGAGGTTTTTTAGCACAGAATACTACTATAAAACTTTGGCAGTTTATTTTATTCTTATTAGTAGTGAGATTTTTAGGTAAGGCATATGGATATTGATAAGACGTATAATATAATTTATGCAGATCCACCTTGGCATTTTCAGAACTGGAATAATGCTAAGGCACAAACAAATCCTATTCATCATTATAAAACAATGACAATGAAAGAGATTGAAGATTTACCAATTGGAGATATTGCAAAAAAAGATTGTGCATTGTTTATGTGGTGTACAGATCCATTATTACATAAACAGATTCCTATAGTAGAGAAGTGGGGATTTACGTACAAGACGGTTGCNTTTTATTGGGTGAAGATGAANAAGAAGAGAATTAAAAATTATTTTTTTAAAGGACCTGGGTTATGGACTAGAGCAAATCCAGAGATATGTATTTTAGCAACTAGAGGACACCCAAAAAGAATAAGTGGTAANNTAGATAGATTAGTAGTGAGTGAACGTAGAGAGCATAGTAGAAAACCAGATAGAATTAGAAATGATATAGTTAATCTATGTGGTGATTTACCTAGAATAGAATTATTTGCCAGACATAAAATTGATGGTTGGGATGCTTGGGGAAATGAAATATAATGGATTTATATACAATAGATTTAAAAAAGTTTGCTAATGAAGATGGTCTACCTATTATGGATACAATTCAGTTTGATAGATGGACTGAAAAATTAGGTAAGGAAAGATTTAGAGAAGTACTAGCAGAATACATTGCTACTTAGACCAAAGTTTCCTTTAAGACAAATATCTTATGATGATATGCGTAATAATATAATTGCATTATCAAAGTTTGATACTTCATCTATATGTACACCTAAAGAACAAATAACAAAAGACGTATTTGAAAAGTATGAAGATTACAAATATAATTTTAAAGAATATGGTTTGGGTCTTATAAATGGACCTAATACATTTAATACATCTTCAAATTATTTTCATCAAGAGTTAAGATTAAATTGTTCAAGTTATGGATTTAGAGCGCCGATAGAAGTTTGGCAAAATGGTAACGCAAGAGATATATGGAAATGTTTAGGACCTATATGGAGAGGTATTAATATGAAGAGAGTTTTAGACAAAGATACTTATATGAGTGCCTTTAGATTGGGTACATATATTGCAACACAATTTAAACCAGTTGTTGCAAAAACAATATATGATATAACCAATGCAGAAACAGTATTAGATACGAGTTGTGGTTGGGGAGATAGACTTGCTGGCTTCTTTGCTAGTAAGGCAACATATTATTATGGTTGTGATCCTAATCCAAATACGTATAAGAATTATCAAAAACAAATAGAAGAGTATAGTAAATTCTTCCCAAATAAAACTGTTAAGATATGGAATTGTGGTGCAGAAGATTTACCTTATAATGAATTACCAGATATAGATTGTGCCTTTACAAGTCCACCTTATTTTAGTACTGAACAATATAATAAAGGTGGTGAGAAAGAAGAATTACAATCTTGGCATAAGTTTAATGAGTATGAAAAATGGAGAGATAGTTTTTATCTTCTAGTTGCAGAAAAGACTTTAAGTAAATCAAAATATATGTTTGTTAATATTATGGATCCAAAAATTAAGAATAAAAGATATAGGTCAAGTGATGAACTAGTTGATACTTTTAAAGATAAATTTTTAGGTCAAGTTGGTATGAGAATTATGCAACGTCCTCAAGGTAATAAGAAATTTAAAACTAAAGAAGAGTTAAATGTTTTTATGGCAATGACTTTTATTGAAAATATTTGGTGCTTTGGAGAGAAAATTGACTTGTTTAAGACTAGTAGATTAGGAACGTTAGAAGAGTTTATAGGATAAATATATATGTATGGGGGATTTTATAGTTAAAACAATAATAGGTAGTTTAACAATACTAGCAGTATTCTTTTTTATTACTTGGATGCTGGAGTATGTTATTTAACTTTTTTGTTTGCATAGTAATAGTTTTAATATTGATGTTAATTGTAGTAATGATAGAGTAATGTGTGAGAATAACGATATATAGACAACCAGATGATTATATTAGTCATAACTTTCTACCAAAGGAACTTGACTCGGTCAAGGAATTATGTTATATTAACAATATAAAATTTTATGTATTATCATATACGGAACAGGAGATGAGTGAGTATGAAGGACTTTCTTAAAGAAATTATTAAAGAAACAGGAAATGAATATGCTAGTTTAGCAAGTGAAGGTATCACAGCAGGTGATGTTGTTTCATTTATAGATACAGGTTCTTATTCTTTTAATGCTCTTCTTTCAGGTTCAATTTATGGTGGGTTACCAGGCAATCGTATTACTGCAATCGCAGGAGAAGCCGCAACAGGTAAAACATTTTTTGCATTAGGAGTAATCAAACATTTTTTAGATAAAGATAAAAATTCAGGAGTTATATTCTTTGAATCAGAAAATGCTGTATCAAAGGAGATGATTGAAAATAGAGGTGTTGATAGTACAAGAGTAGTAGTAGTACCAGTATCAACTGTACAAGAATTTAGAAGTCAATCAATAAAAATACTAGACAAATATTTAGAACAAGAAGAAAATGATAGACAACCTTTAATGTTTGTGTTAGATAGTTTAGGAATGCTATCTACTACAAAAGAAATGGAAGACACAGCAGAAGGTAAAGAAACAAGAGATATGACAAGGNCACAAATTGTCAAATCTACATTTAGAGTTTTAACACTTAAACTAGGACAAGCAAATGTTCCTTTGTTAATGACCAACCATACTTATGATGTGATTGG